CGGGTATAGGTGATTCGCCCTGGCAGGATCTGAGACTGTTTAAGCCCTTCAGCTTCTCCCCATCGGGCACCGGTTGCCAGGCAGATGCGCGCGACAATGCCTAAATCAGGGTTGCGGGACTCATCGCATGCGGCAAGTAGGCGATCAATCTCCCCCTGATAAAGGAACGCCAGTTCCTGCTCTTCTTCTTTAAACTTCCGGATACCTGATAGCGGGTTTTCTCCATGCCACTCGCCCAGGCGTTTTAGTTCCGCAAATACAGCATGCAGATACGACTGCTCACGATTCACGGTTGCTTCGCTGAGCTTCTTCTTGCCTTTCTGATTCCATTCGCCACTTAGTCGGCGCTCACGATAAACGGCGAATACGTTCTTATTAAAATCTGAGGCAAATGGATTATTCAGCCTTTCGCAGATCGCAAGCAGTTTGTTTTTACGCTCTTCACCAGAAGTAAGCGCCTTACCATACATTTCATACCAGCGATCAATAAGTTCCGATAGCCGAGGGCCGGAACCACTACCAATCCCATCGGTGGAAATCCGATTCATTAACCGGCGCTCAAAAGAGAGCGCCTCACCTTTCGTGGCGAACTGTTTACGTGTACGGCTTCCGGTTGCACCATGCGGGTAGCATTCGCAGAGCCATTTGCCGGAAGGAAGCTTACGAACGGTCATTTTATAACCTGACTAAAAAATTTCGTGATGCCAACTCCGCCCTGATCGTCATACATGAATTGTTTGGCAATTGTAGAGGGAGAGCAAAACTGATTTTTTCCGAATAAATCACCAAATGATTTCGCATTTGTATATTTACGCAGGTCATTCAATGCCTGTGCGCGACTCTTGGTAATCGTGTACGTTGGCGAGTTAAGTTCCTTCGCATCTTTCCTTCCCCGCGTAAAGTCAATCTCTTTTGGGGAAGAAATAACTGTTACCTTATCTACATCACTAAATGCAAACACATGATAGAGGGTTGAGATCAGCGCCTTTTTTACTAAATGGTCAATAACATCAGGGGCGTCACCTTTAACCACGTCTGGATAGACATGCACCTTTAATGGCTTATGGCTGATAATTTTAAGTGTGCCATCCTCTTCTGTGTAGTCACCAAAAACCAAATAAAAGTTGGCCTGATCTTTTACTTGTGAGGGGCCATTAGTGCAATCCAGGCTTGGTGAAGTATTACGTCTTTTGAGCAGTTCTTCAGCCGAAGAAGCAAATGAAACCGTTAGAAGGGACAAAAAAACAACCGCACAAAAATTTTTAAATTTCATCTCAAGAATCCTTTTTTGATTAAAAAATAAAAGCTCCCAACAAGAAACCCACCGCAAAAATGGCAATAATTTCTTTAGGGTATTGTTGAATAAATTTCCGCCATTCTGGAGTTGTTTTTTCTCTCTGCGAAGAGGGATGGATAGACGCAATCATTTGATCATCAACCCATTTCAAAGCCTGCTGAAGTTGCGAACGTGTCAAGCCAGCAAGCCTCCCTGAGCCAAAATTTATATGGCAATAACGCATAAGCTTTTGACGCGACTCACCATCAGGAGTGTTTTTAAGTAGGAGGTGGATTAGGGTCTTATTCGCTTCGGTTTCGCGAGAGTGTTCTAACATCGCTTGAAGGAAACTGATGGCTGTTCGATATTGACTGACGGTCATTTCCTCAATACTGGCTACACCTAATTCAGCGTGAATTTTTTGCCAGATCTCATAAGCTTCGTTAGCCGTGGCCTCCGCCACAGTAGCAACCAAAGCATTCAATTCTTTTCGCTGCGCTTTTACCAAGGGCCGGTCTTCGTTCCCGCCGGAAGGGATAGCAATATTTATGGTATGGCTACCATCAAAATTATCTATCCGAATGTTCTTCTCGAGGAAATCACGCCCAGAGATACGATTACTATCACCGGTGCTGTTCAAGGCCATAGAGTATCCTTACTTTTTGTTTTCGCTGAAATCCCTTCCCGCTACACGGTTCCCATGTCCGGTGACATTTATTGCCGTATCTGACGCCAAATTTCCGGCATTCAGAGCAGCAAGAGCAGCAGCTTTAACGGCAATAGGAGCAGAACGAAATAGATTGATTAGATGTTGTTCATCCTCGTTTAGAGCTTCAGCAGACCGAACCCCTGTGACAACAAACTGAACATCTACCCCAAGTTTTGATACTGCGAAAAGATAAGACGCATCCGGATACCGCTCGCCTTTTTCGTAATTCAATTGCGCCAATTTTTTCACTCCGCCCACGTCGCCAAAAGCTAACTGACTTAAGCCAAGGCGTTCGCGTTCCTCTTTCAGACGCGCCCCGATATTCTCTCGCATACAAAAACCCTTGACAGGTATTCAAACGAATACCACAATGTGATTCACGAACACTTAGCAGATCACAATATACCACTATGACGCAAGCTAACTACACCAGCAGGTCTCGAACCCCCAAAAATTCAGTGGCCGGTCGGCCTCTGCCGCTGCGACTCAATCCTGAAGAACGACACATCATTGAAGAAATGGCCGAGAAAGAAAGCCGCTCAGCCAGCAATATGGTGCGTGTTATTTTTCTTCGTGGACTTGAGTCACTTCTTCACGTCTCAACTGCCAACAAGGCTGAGTAAAAGGAGTGAAAAATGTCCGGGATCACAATCAACATTAATGTGAGCACGCCCTACGTTTCTCTTAAGCGCTATTCAGAAATGACAGGAATACCATTCGAGACATGCCGGGGCATGATGGAAGATGGTCGTATTATTATTCGCCCCAAAACACGAAAGATGGAAAAACCAGAAGTCAATTTAGTGGCAATGCTTAAAGATGCCATTGCTAATAGCTAAAGGACGTAATATGAAAAATAAATTTCCTTTGATTGAGGCGGGTAAAAATCTTTTCCTTTACCGTGGTTTTACTATAAGAAAGGCACCGCGTAATAACATGATTAAATGCGCAACGTATTTAATTAATAAACGCGATGATTCTAACTCTTATGATAATTATCTGGGCCGTGATTTTGCGCTTGCAGAAGCCATGCGTACCGTTGATCACATGTTAAAGACCGGGGGCAGCCATGCACGATGAAGGCCCAACACTGGCAAGCCTCCTGCGCAATGGCTGTCAGGTCACGCACTTTAAGAACTCGCGCGGATGGCTCGAAACTCCGGACGGGAGATTTTTTAAGCCCGAACCGGCGAAAGTTCAATTTATAAAAGGACTGAATAAACCTTTTATGTATGTCCGAAAGGTTAATAAAGGATTTGCCACCGCACTAACCGAATTAATTAAAAAACTGATTAACTAATTCGGTCTTAAAAAATCGTTCCTGCTCTCACCACTGTTTAAAACAGTGGCGGATTAACTCATCCCTGAAAAGAGGAAACATCATGACGAGACGAGATCAGTTTAATTTCATTCTGCATATTATTTTGCCAGCCATAGAAAACGAGGGGTTAACAATAAAAACCCAGCGCGACGGTGAAATTACATTATCCGCTCAAGGTTCTATTGCTGAAGATTTCGTTAAGAACTTGCGTCAGCACTGCATTGAAGAATTGCAGCGCCCTTCTACATCGTCGGTATATGGAGCTTAAGAAATGCAACGTCGAAATATCGAAACCCGTACAACAAAAATCGGCCCTGATGATGCCCGGCTTAACGATCTACTGACTGCTGCCCGTATGGATGAACGCCGCGCCCGCATGGAGGCCATGGCAGCCCGTCTGGATTCGTTGGCCGGGAGAATTATCAGCCACCAGCTCAGCTACAAAGAAGCCGGTGAGCTTTTACGACAAGAGGCGATCAACGTGACCAATGCCATCGGGGAGATCCTCTGATGGCGGACGAAATCGATATTGCACAGCAGCACGAATATGAGGAGCGGGAACGCTACATCCTGAACGCCCGCAGCAAATTAACCTCCGTTTCCCGCCTGACCTGTGATTGTTGCGGCGCGCCAATACCTGAAGCACGCCGCATTGCCGTGCCTGGGGTGGAATTGTGCGTGACGTGCCAGACCATCAGCGAATCAAAAAACAAACATCTCCGGGGTAAGAAATGATCAGCACCATTCTGAAATGGGCGGGTAATAAATCCGCCATTATGCCCGACCTATTACAGCATCTTCCCGCAGGCGGTCAGCGCCTGGTCGAACCTTTCGCGGGTTCCTGTGCTGTAATGATGGCCACTGATTATCCGGCCTATCTCGTCGCTGATA